GGCCCTGTGCGGCGAGTTCAAGGCCATTTACGGCCAGCATTGCGACACGGTGCGCACCATGGAGAACGTGGTGCGCGGCTCCCAGAGCTTCCTCACCAGCGCCATTGACAACCTGACCATCGTTTCCAAAGGCTACCCGTTCTACGCCGCCCTGATGGACAGCCTGCTGGATGGGCTGCCCGCCAAGAAGAAGGAGGAATAAAATGTTGAACACATCAACCATTCGCGGCACCTTCCGGCAGATTCCGTACTGGAAGCTGCGGGGCCGGTTCCACAGCTGCGGCTACCGCGATCAGGAAGTCGCTGAACATAGCGGCATTGGCCGGTACACTATGAGCGCTCGGATGAACGGGCACCAGCCGTGGACAAGTAAAGAGATCGTAGCAATTTGTGAACTGTTGGACATCCGGCAGGATGAAATCGGGGAGCTGTTCTTCCCTACTGTTGAGAAAGGAGAATCCGCATGAAGATCAAATCCGGCGTTTGGTACTGGCTGGCAATGGCCTGCTTTGTGGTGGGCCTGCTGTACGGCATGGGCCTCGAGGGCACCTGTCAGACCGGCGGCACCATTTCGGACGGTGCGTTCATTACGGCTATGGTGCTGATCCTGCTGGCAATCTTCTTCATGCTGCAGGGCTTTGCAGCCGAAGCGCGTGAGAAGCGGCCCCGCAAGATTCACCAGCAGCCCCGCAACACCGTGAAGAGCGGAAGGAAGGCGGGCTGACACCACCCATGAATAAAGGAAAGCACTTTACCCGCGTTTGTTTGGACTGCGGCAAGGTGATGG